GGGAGGACGAGGATTCCCTTCTGGTGCACACCGACTTCTATGCCTGGCTTGACGCTCACTATTGGCTTCTCGTCAGCTCTCGCGCCCAACCGCCGACCATCGACCCGCCCGCGGCTCGCCTCGTTGGCGTTGAGCCGAACCCCGGACCGGCGCTATTCGTCTACCACGCCGACCGGGATTACCTCGCCCTCCCTTGTCCTGACGTTCCTCCGCCCGGCTTCCTCGCGTTCGCGCTCATGAAGCTAGTTTCCGCATCGCCTTACTTACTCGCCGCCATTATCGCTTGCGGTTCCCTCTTTTTCGTCGTGCGGTCCGTCTCCTGTTACCTTTCCGACCGGGAGCTCGCATCACGCTGTGGTACTTTCCAGACCACCACGACCCTGAGCCGCCGTCCCTGGTACGCCAGCGACCGATCGCCGGTTTCCTTTGTGCGTAGCGCGGCCGGACTCGACGACTTCTCGCTTGCCCATAGCGAGACGGAAGCTGCCGCTCTTGTGCGCCTCGGGTTGCCTTTCGTGTACGCCAGCCTCCGCTCCGACTGCGTTTCTCGCCTCACGTCATCGGGCCGCTACCACGTCCTAAGCGATGTCGATTCTGTCCGGGTCGTCGATCCCACGGGTTCTCTACCGGAGGCGTCCATCCCTCGCGCCCGCGACTTAGCAGACGGCTCAGCCTTCTTTTGGGGCTACTGGCCTTTTAAACGCTGCTGTACGGTTTCAGTAACGCCGCTATCCCTACCCGGCTCGGACGCGGTTCGGAAGCACGTCCGCCCATCGACTTGGCAGTTTTGTACTTCGTTGTGCACCCACTCGCCCGCTTCACCTTTCACCGAGCCTGTCCCTTTGTGTCGCACCGGCGACGTCGTTTACCGCATCAGCCCATCGGTGTCCGAGTTCCGCTGGGCCAGCAGCGCCACCTCGCACAAGCTCTCCACCGATCTTGTCCTCGGCTCTATGACCCGCTATGCGCTAGCCTCCAAGGTTGGCGCTTACAGCGTATTGCGCGACGGCTTGCCTCCCAACACTGGCGCCGTTCCTCTCCTCATGTCCATCGCTAGTTCACGCGCCTTTACGCGTAATCTCAGTTCGCAGTGTGTAGTCGGGGTGTCCTTTACCGATACGGTCTCCGACTTCAAGCACATGCGTATTGAGATGATCCACGAGCCGCTAGTCCGTGATTCCCTTTCCGTCCCCTTCCGAGACGACGCCACTCTGGCCGACGGCTACAACCGCCGCGTCCGGCAGCCCCAGCGCGTCATCTCGATCGACGCCGATTCTGCCGCCATTCTCGACGAGTTTCTCGACCGCGTCTGCGTCCCCCTGCGTCCCTTGTCCACTGACGAGGTTCGCCAGCAGATGACCAAGCGCTCCCAGCGCGACGAGCTCGATGACTTGGAGACTATCATGGATCTCGGCCGTAACCGCATCTCACTCTTTAATAAGACTGAAGCTGTCGGCCCCGGCAAGCCCGCCCGGCTGATCACCAGCTTTAAGGGGCCCGCGAACTATGATTATGCCCGCTACACGATTCCCG